GATCGGCTTGAAAAAATGACCGAGGAAACCAAACAGGCCGAGAGGCGTTCCAGAAATCCTTCCACATGGGAACTCAGAAACTAGACAAATTCGAGTTTGTCTGGCTCCTCCTTGGCGGGCCGACACCTCTCCAAAAAGAGCATCGTTTTGATCCTGACCGAAAGTGGCGGGTGGACTATTTTTGTAACGGCGTTGCAATCGAAATCGAGGGGGGGATTTGGTCGGGCGGACGGCACAACCGGGGTGCTGGTTTTCTGAAAGACATGGAAAAATACAACGCTCTTGCCGCAAAAGGCATTCTGCTTTTCCGGGTTCCGAGCCACCAAATCAACAGCAAATGGCTTAAACCCATCATCGAAAAAATAAAAGAAAGAACATGAACATGAACCACGAAGAAAAACACATGGACGACCAGTCGGTTTCCCATCGCAAGGCCGAGCTTGACCAACGCCTTGAGGACATCAAGGCGGACAAATACTACATCCGCAAACATTTCGGGGAAAAAATAAAAATGACCGCCGCCCTGATTTTTGCCAGAAACTCGGATGAGTTTTTGGCCGAGATAGATAGACAAAACCAAAAGATAATGGAGGGAACTCAATGAACTATGATTCGCAAGTCGTAACTCATGCCAACGGAACCAGCGGAGTGGCCGCCCACATACGACAGGCAACGGATGTTGCCGGGGCTTGCCGGGAAATAGTCAAGGCCACCGCCCAACGAATCGGCCAGAAAGAATATGTGCGGGTGGAGGGCTGGCAGTCCATCGCAGTCGCACACGGATGTGTGGCCTCCGCTCGTGATGTTGAGAGGGTCGAGGATGGATTCAAGTGCATCGGGGAGGTTCGCAGGATGGACACAGGCCAAGTCATCTCCACCGCAGAAGGCTTCGTGGGCGATGATGAACCCACTTGGGCAAGCCGTCCAACCTACGCAAAAAGGGCGATGTGCCAAACCAGAGCCATCAGTCGGGCTTGCCGCTCGGCCTTTGCCCATGTTGTGGTTTTAATCGACCGCAACCTCTCAACCACCCCGGCGGAGGAAGTCCCCTTTGGCGGCTTCGAGGATAAGCAGTTGAACACCGACAAGAACGAAGCCCCAACCCCAGCCGAAGTTAAAGAAATCACGGCAAGATTGGTTGATCAAAAGATTGCTCCCGACTCCGAGCAGAAGGATATGATTGTGAACTTCGGCAAATACAAAGGCCAAACTGTCCGGCAGATTGCAAGGTCAAGCGATGGGTTTTCTTGGCTGATGTGGCTGGCCGAACAGCCGTTGAAGAACGCCCCGGATGGGCAACCATATAAAAAGGATGTTCAACTTCGGGCGGTGATCAAGGCCGTAATTGAGGAGGACAAAAAAGATGAAATCCCCTTCTGAGGAAACCGCATCGTCCATGTCCATCAGTTACATGGAGCAAACCGCAAACATTCTGAAGGAATATGGTGCGAAAGTCGCCGCCCTCGAGAGGGAGCGGTGCGCCCTCCTCATCGAACAGCTTCGGGACGGGACAGAGGATCAGGTGCAAAAAAACCTCTTTGAGGATGCGGCCACAGCCATTCGAACAAGTCCCTATGTCCGGGTCTGATTTTGTTTTGAAGCTTGGGTCTTTTTTGGAATTGCTTGCCGACATCTGGACAAGGGGGGAAAAAAAACAAACAATCAGGCGGGAAATATATGCTCGAAACCTTTTTGGATTTGGCAAAGTGGCTAATCCTCATCGGACTCGGTGTGGGATTTATATTCGGCGGGTTGGTCGGCTTGGCTCTGTTCGGGGGCTGGTTGTGGGACAAACTAGAAAGGATTTTTAAATGAGCGTAAAACGACTTACCTACCTACAGCAACTTCTTCGCTACACAAACCGCCGCCTGAAGGAAATTCAAAAAGATTGGAGCCATGCCCAGCACAAAAGCTACAAAGACATTCTACAACACGCTGACTTGGCCGAGTTGATGGCAAAGGAGCTTCTAGAGAGGGCAAAGAAATACCAGAAACGAGATTTGGAGGCCAAGAAGAAGTGAAGCTACCTTGGCTCAAATTTTATCCTAGCGACTGGCTCTCCGATGAAGCCTTGCGGGGATGCACCCCGGCGGCAAGGGGGCTTTGGGTGGACATGATTTGTCTGATGGCAAAGTCCAAAAGGCACGGCTATTTGCTATCCGGGGACAAGCCCATGACCCCCGAACACCTATCTCGAATCTTCGGCCAAAGCCTTGAAACAACATCCGAGTTGCTTGTCGAATTGGCACAAGCTGGCGTGTATTCATTGGACGAAAACACCATCTTTTCACGCCGCATGACCAAGGATGAGAGCGGACGCAAATCGAACAGGGAAAGGGTTTTGCGCTGGCGTAATGGTAATGTAATGCGAATGAAACAGAAATGTAATGGAAATGTAATGGGTCAGAAGCCAGAAGCTAGAGGCCAGAAGCTAGAAAGAGAGAGGGCGCAACAAGTGCGCCCTACGCTTTCACAATGGTTGGATTACGCTAAAACTTTAGGATGGCATGGCCGGGATGTGCAGGGAGCCTTTGACCATTATGAATCGGTTGGCTGGAAGGTCGGGGGGAGAAGCCCGGTGAAGGATTGGAAGGCGGCGGCAAGGAACTGTTTTAGGCGGAGCGGGGGAACCCAACCAGCGGTTGTCCAACCAAGGCCGCAACCAGTTTCATCGTGTGAATCCCCTCCCCTTTACCGCCTCATGGGATTCAAATCCTTTGGGGACTGGGCAAAAGCAGGGAGTCCATCGTGATGAAGGGTCAAAATGCCAAAAAACCCGCCACAACAGGCCAAAATTGCCCTCTAATGCCCCTTAAAATGCCTTTGTCGGTCAAAAAGGGGGGTTACACCCCCAAAAAGAAAGGAAAACCCAAATGAACACGCAAGAAACCATCCGGGAGGTAAGCGTTGAGTTACCAAGTCGGATTAAAATGATGCAGGATGCACGACTCAACTCAATCAGCCTTGCCCAAATGATTGACCCGCTCACGCAGAGCGAGGTTTCAAGGCTTGAGGAGCGGGTGATTGAGCTTGAAAAATCAGTCGCAAAGGCCAGTTCTTTTTATGAAGAATTCGAAACCTACAAGACTGCCCTGTTGAAGCTCGCCGAGGAGCTTGGAGCCATGCACCAAACAGGAATTTTTAATAAGCGATTGGAAAAAAAACCCGTCATGGTTGTGAACGCAGTCGCCAACTCCTTTGGCCTAACTCCCGCCCAAATCATGCGGCGTTGCCGGGTCGCAGAGGTCGTTTTGGGCAGGGCGGTCTGTTATTGGCTTATGCGGGAGGCGTTACAGATGAATCTTGTGGCTATTGGCGACTTCTTTGGGCGTGACCACGGCACAATCATCAACGGCCTAAAATACATGAAAAAAAAGTTGCGGAACAAGGGCTTTCGCTCAAAGGTCAAACTTTTGCAGGAGCAGTTTTTGAAGCTATGAGCTTTAACTTTTCAACGCAAATGACGATGGACTTTGTGGAACCCACTTCAACCCATCACCCCCAGAAGCCAATCGGCTCCAAGCAATGCCAGCAGGTTTTGTCCCACCTGCAAAGCGGGAGGCCGATCACCGCACTGGAAGCCCTCAACCTTTACGGAATCTTTCGGCTCGCCAGCCGCATCCATGACCTGAAAAAGCATGGCGTGGAAATCCAGAGCCGTGATGTTGAAACAAATACAGGAAAGAAAGTGAGCCAATACTATGTTGCTTAAAGACCTACCAACAAAGAGGAAGGAAACAACTATTTTTAAAGTTCAATTTTATGAATTTCTTTGTTGGCAAGAATTACCAAAAGCATTCAAAACCTTTGAACTAGCAGAAAAATATATGCTTCTTCGTGGGATAACAAGCAACAACAGTGTGCCCATGAGAATAGTAAAAAGGACAAACAAGGGCTGGGAGGTAGTGTAAAAGTTATGAAAATAGCAAGACAGGGGAGTTTATTTGGAGCAGATGAAAGCCAAGAGGAAGGCCAATATACAAATAAAATAAAAGCCCCAATTTATGAGCCAACAGGAAAGAAGCCTCACATTTTAGAGCTAGTTGATATCACAAAGACCAAGCAACTCATAAGAGAAATCGCACACACAAACTTGCCGCAAGATGAAAAAGAGTTCCTTATTGAGGCCGCAAGAAGGCACAGCGTGTTTCATTATGAAAAAATAGCCGAATACTATGCTCATTCCAACAAGGAGGTGCAGGAACTCATGGAAAAATCTGCCCTTGTGATTATAGACTTTGGTAAGGCTATAGAGCTTGGTTATGTAAGACTATGTGAAGAAATTAAAAATCAATATCTTGGGGCTGAGGATGAATAATTTTGCGGCATTTATTTTGACTCACGGACGAGCAACAAATCTTGTTACTATCAAAGCCTTAACAAGGGCCGGCTATACAGGAAAATGGTATTTGGTTTTGGACAATGAAGATAAAACCCTAAACCAATATTTACAACTATTTGGCAAGGAAAAAACCCTTGTCTTTGATAAAAAAGAATATGCAGATCAAATTGATGAGGGAAACAACTTTAATGACAGGAGGGCAACAGTTCACGCAAGAAATGCAACATTTGACTTTGCAAAAAAAATTGGAGTGGAATTTTTTGTTTTACTTGAGGATGACTACGAAAATTTTGAATATAGATTTCCAGACAAAACAAATGAAAAGCTGATTGGCATAGACATAAAAAACCTTGATAAAATTTTTCAACTTCATGTTGATTTTTTGAAAAACACAAATTTTAAAAGCATTGCATTGTCTCAAAATGGGGATTACATTGGAGGAGTAAACAGCCCAAGAATTATTGATAAAAAGCTAATTAGAAAAAGCATGAACTCATTTTTTTGCACGACCCATCGGCCTTTCAGATTTGTGGGGCAACTTAATGATGATGTAAACACGTATGTAACTCTTGGAGTCAGGGGCAATCTTTTTGGAACAATACCAATGATAAGCCTTAAACAAATACAAACACAAAAGCAAAAAAGTGGAATGACCGAAACTTATCTTAAATACGGAACATATTGCAAAAGTTTTACAACAGTTATGATGCAACCGTCAAGCGTTAAAGTTTCAATGCTGAATTCACAAAATCCAAGGATTCATCATTCAATAAAATGGGCAAACACAGTTCCGGTTATATTGTCAGAAAGGCACAAAAAATATGAGACTTGTGTATCTTGAGCCATGCAAAGATGATACTCTTAACAAGATTTACGGTGAGTCAAAACCCGGATTTATTTGCCTTCCAGATGGAGTGACTGGTGCGGAGCTTCTTCTTAAAAACAAGCAGACAGATGAAGAAAAAAAAGAATGCATTAAAAGGGGTGCAGAATTAACAACCAACTAGGCGCAAATCATAAATTGACACAAAAAACCCTCAACCTAGCTTGCCCAAGTGATTGAATCCCTTACGACAAAGGCCGAACAAATCCTTGAACAATCCGTAACGCCCGGGGACAGGGAAAAGGTTTTTGCGAGGGGGAGGAGCCGGGAGCGAAGCGATTTGCTACGACAGGTGATTGAACTGCTCATCTTGAACGGCATTCCCACTCGGATCATCTGCGACCTACTCAAACTCGAACCCAATTCCGTCCAATATCACTTGAGATGGCTTGAGGCCAACGGCAAGATCATGCGGCCCAGCAAGACGGCAAACTGGGAAACCGCACGGGCAATGAATGAATGAGCAACCAACCCATCTCGACCTGTTTAGCGGAATCGGAGGATTTGCTCTTGCCGCTGGATGGGCTGGATTCAAAACCATCGGCTTCTGCGAAATTGATGGGTTCTGCCAAGGAGTCCTCAAAAAGCACTGGCCCGAAGTGCCAATCCACAA